CATAAGTATCAAGATTATTTTTAAGAGCAATAACTTTGGCGTTAATATCTTTTTGAGGATCAACCCACGGCCAACTTCTACCGGTAAACCAAAACTCATTGAACTTATCATACTTAGAGATAGGCAATGTTATCGCTTGCGTAAGCAATGCCATTTCTAAAAACTGAGGGAAATTCCAATCAAGGAAATGTTCGCGGAACCATGCTTGTAATTCTCTGAAGGTTTCTCTTTCATCTAAGAGATTTAAGCGACCGCTTGAGTAATTAACTTCGCTGTAATTATTTGCGAGTGATATAAAAGAAACAAGCAATCCGCTTGCAATGCCTCTTAAATAGTGCATAGCAAATTCTGCTTCATTACCGGCCGGAGATTTAGGGTCGAACATCCAAGGTTCCATACCTTTAGGTACTACATAAGTTTGCCCCGGAGTTATATCTTGGTAAATTAAATTTTCATCTGTAGTTGATTCATTACCGCCGGAAATGTTAGCTTTATTCACTTCGGAGCCATCGGCATTATCTTTATACTTTAGCGCCAAAGTTGTACTTGCCCCAATTCTAGCATCAACTAACTTTGCCTCTTCAAATCCGTAAAGCATTTTCATCATCATCATGGAAGGTGCGAACCAACTAACACCGCGCAATTGGCCGGGATAAGTTTTCACAAATAAATGTAATACCTCACTTGCCGGGACTCTTTGAAGTTGGCCGCTTTGATATGTGCCATAAATTTCAGATTCGATATTTGTTTTTTTAAGATGATAAGCCACTGGTTTTCTAGCGGTGTCAACTTCGACCCCCATTACAACAGAATTACCATTTGATAATTTTGCATTAAAAGAATCATCCAAATAATCAGCGTTTATAAGCTGTAAAGCGTAACCATATTTATTTACACTTGGCGCTTTAATTGGTCTAATTAATATTTCACCATCGCGGGCAATTGATTTTAAAATAACAGAACAGACTTCGCGGAAAGAAATATTTTCATTAAGTGTACATGTATTTGGTTTGCCCCAATCATAATATCCATTTTGAATTTTTGTTACCGCAATTTTATCTGTTATAAATTTGCCGTTATTATAATCACCGGCTTTGCTTTTTAGCGTAAAGCCATCGGGGCCAATAACATTCTTACTCATTATATCTAAAAATTTTACCGCATAAGCATTATTCATGCAAAGATCACGGGCGCGTGAGCGGATGATTCTATTGCCTTTATACAATGAGGAATTATAAGTACCAAGTGAAGTAAGCCAATCACTAGTAAGATGCGAAATTTGCGCGGCGTTAAAAGAGCGCTGAAGTTGTTTATCTTTATCTTTTCGGGATAGCCCGATAAAACCAAGTATTTTATCGAGCGTTCTCATACAAACCTTGAAATTATTTTAGGTGTATTTCTTAGACCAACTTTCTTTTCATATTTTACAATGGCGGCTTCAATTTCTTCAAGTGTTTTGAAGGTTGTACTTTTGCCATTAATGGAAATGTTTATATAATCACGACCGGCAATTTTAAGGCGCGCTTCTTTTAATAAATCCAAAATCTTGCGGTCTTCAGTTCTTACATCTTGCGGATTGTTTAACAGCGGTTTTATTTCGAGCGCGGTTTCAACAACTGCAACAGTTCCATCGGAATGAGTAAAAAGATATTGAGCTTGAAAACTTCCAAAACCTATTTGCTTGCTTAAACCGGAGTCCACATCAAAATCGAAAGAATCGCCATCTTTAGTAGGAGTTATTTCATGAGGTGAATTAATACCATTGCGGAGATATAAAACGCAATCATTAACTGAGGCGGGATAATCTGTAAATGTATCAGTCCATTTCCATGTAGCGCCGCTGTATAATGTGAAATCTGAAATCATTTTATAGCCCAATAAGTTAATGGGATTATTGGTTTATAGACCAATTGATTTTTTCTAAGGGCTATTTATTTAAATATTTAGTGATAAAATATGTCAGAGTATGTCAGAGTATGACATAAAAAAAAGGATAGGCTATTGAGAAATGGTAAAATAATTAATCAAAATTCTAAATAAATATTATTTGCTATTTCAACTCCCGCCGGTTCAAGCCAACCTAAATCTAGCGCAACACCATAATCATAAAGACCTTTCCCGCTCCACTTGTCTAACAAATACAAAGCTCTTTTAGGATTTATCGGAAAGTTCGGTTCATTAATAATCTCTCTAGGTGTCTTATAAGTTGGTCTGAAATTATTATTCTCATCTTTAGAACATTCTTTCAATATTCTTTTTATAAAATATTTTTCATCATCTTTCACTTATTCACCTCATCAGTAATTACCCTTTCAACTACAATTCTAATCCTAACGTGATCAGAGCGGAGGAGTTCTTGCATAGAACTAACAAAGTTATCTTGTTCGATATTTGACAAAAAATCATTAATGTAGCGATTAGGCGCGCCAAGGGCACGGCTCATACTAAGCGCTTTTTCTTTATTTTCTTTCCAGAGTTCAATGTGCATACTTACCTCTTTATTATTTGTCTGATACGTTTTGTAATTGCTGTAGCTGTAACAAGCTTATCATGTTTTTTATTGTTGTAAACAAGAATGAATCTGTTAGTTAGAGTAGGCACAAGTTCTATTTTGTGCCTAGCCCCATTTTTACCTTCCAAAGTTATTTTCCAAAATGTATCTTGTTTTAGCATAATGAGTTAAATCAATTCTCCGTGTAATGATTGCGGGTTATGTAGTAGTTTTACCGACTCGCTTCGCTTCGTCGGTAAAACAGAGGCCGGCAAAGAGTTGTTCGTTTGTGAGCGAGCAAAACCTTCATTAACTAAATCATTGTTTATAAAACTTTTCATTTTCCTTTATCCTTTTCTTGACGCTCGCTCACGGCAAAACTCACAACTCCACCGGACGACTAATAAGTAATGACATCAGTAATAATTCTCATTGGTTGTATTCCGATACTCGCAAAATTTATAATTTGTTTTTCGCCAGTATAAGTGTCCTCTGCCACTATCGATTTCTGCTTTACATTGACTAATCGATTTTGCTCGTTTACCATATCGATAACTTCTTCATGTTTCATGTTCAATACATTGTACTGTTCTCGCTTCATTCTGTAAATCATTTTATTCTCCTTTAGTTTAATTTATGTCGCCGGTGAGTTGCCGGCCTCTGTTACACCGACCCGCCCTGCGGGTCGGTGTAACGGAACGGGCGCGTGAGCGAAAATTATTCGGCGCACGCTACCGAAAAATCAAGATAGTAGTCTTTTCCTTGTTCGAAGAAATCGACTGCCTTTGTTGAGCCGTCAATTAAAATGTCGAGATTTCCCGAAGGAGTATATTTGGAATAGTCGGCGTTCTCACCTTCATTGCCATAAACTGCATTGAGGGTTATTTTCTTCTGTCCTTCGGAAAATCCCGGGACGATACTGTTACATCGGAACTTTGCTCTTACTTGCATTTGTTACTCCTTTTTTTTAGTGATTGACGGCGACTACCTGTGCGCCTCAAATTTTCTTACGGTCTAATTTATTTTCTGAATCAAGTTCTCATTCCAGAGTCCGCCGTTGGCGGGCAGTGTAACTCGCGCGTCGAGACTTACCGGCTTCGCCGGAAGCTCACGCGCCCGTTCCGTTAGCCGTGCGCCTTCAGCGCACGGCTAACGGGTGCGGTGCTGCATAGTTCCCGCGCTTTGGCGACGGCTAACTATGCCTGAAGCCGATGCGGGGTTAGGTCGTCTCTTATTTTTTCATCAGTTTGTTTCAACAAGTTTTTAATAATAGTTGCGCCACCATTGAATATTGTTTTTGCGGTCAAATTTCTAAGTAGTGAATCGTATAACTCTTGCGTTGCTTTCTCTTTGTGAATCTTTGGCGCATTTTTAATTGTGGTTACATCATAACCAGAAAAAGAATTATCATATTTGATATAAATTAATCCCGCATAACTTGGAATTTCTTCAACCTTTATCAATCCCTCTGGTACTACATAATAAAAATGGTTTGGTCTGTGATTCTTGTATATTTCCCAACGTTTCCAATAACAGTCCTCCAGTGCTTTTTCACCCTGCATTAATCTATGCTTAAATGTTTTTTTGAAGTCTGCTTTGAAATCGCTTCTTGATACTTTTATCTCATACTCATAAACCATTCGATTTTTTGTAATACTTATAACATCGCATTCCCCTAATCCTGCACCTGTAAAATGTTTTGCTATCGGGCAATGTTGTTTGAAAAATAAATGGTGCATCAATATGCTTTCAATCTCTTTAGCTTTCATTCATGTTCCTATTAATTTCGTTATCTAATCCCACCCCGCACGGCTTAGGCACCGCACCCGTTTTACCGACTCGCTTCGCTCTCACCAAGCAATTCATAATTCTTTTTTTTATCGCGTCTTGTTGCCGCTGAATTATTTTTATGCTGTTTGCTGTCATATCTCAAATGACATCTTTGGCACATTGCTTTTAAGTTTTCCTTTCTGCAATCTGATTCATTATGGTTTAAGTGTGCAACTGTTAAGACTATTTTACCTTTCGCATATTGCGCCAGTTCACCGTGGCGCTCGATACATCTTCCAGTTGTAGAATGTAAACCACATTCTCCATTACATTCGCACCTACCTTTTGCCCGCTCAAATCTTATTTCGTTTGAAATCTCTTTCCAATTTTTAGGATACTTATTTTTATTTTCTTTTTTAATTGGCATCTAACAAAACCTCATTTATCTTTTCCAATCGTTCACCCAATTTTTATTATTAGTTTGTATCGGTTCTACTTTCGGTTGTTCGAATAATGAACCTTCTTTTAGTTGTTCACTTTTACGGATTAGATCTTCCATTATTTTAATGAGGTTTGCTTTGCTAATTCTAAGCGCGGCAAGGTTTTCAACTTCAACATCGAGATCATGATTCTCGCGGCCGGGTATTGGTTCCCATGAAGTTACATAAGCTCCCTTTACTAATTTCTTTACCGGCTTTTCAGCGGTTAAACATTGGAAATATTCAAGATCAGCATAATGATTAAAGTGCATATAACCGGGGCCGGATTGTTCTTTGTTCTCAATTTGTAAACGTCTGAAGATCACTTCTTTAGCGGTATCAGTTCCAACAAAGTAGAGGGGAATTCCACCTTTATTATTCATACTTGGTTTTATTGGAGCTATAGGTTTTCCATGTTCATTAGATCCTTTAGTTCCATAAATGCGCCGGTGTGCTTTATCTTTTACAAATTTATAAGCTTGATCAGCATGGTGGCCTTGTGTATCAATTGCGGCGGCTGAAATTTTAAGTGAAACACCTAATGGATGCTGATAGCTTTTAGTTAATAGCAAAGCATCTAATTCATTCCAAATATAATCAAGCGCGGGGTTGCCCGGTAAAAGAATTCTTTCGAGAAGCCAACTTTGTTCACCAATCCCCCATCCTTTAATTTTTACATGAAGCCAACTATCTTGTGTATCAATACCGGCGGTAATGTAACATATTGCACCGGGGATGATAGGATTATCTTCATTAAAATAATTTTCTACACGGGTTAAAAGCTGTTCTTCTTTTGGCTGTCCGTAATTCGGTTTCCACAATTCAGCGAGTGATTGTGTAATAAATGTTTTTAAGCTAGAAGTTTCACCGGCTTTAGCTTGTTCATTTGCTTTTATAAACTCCTCTACCATTTTAGGCCATTCAATGGAAGTATAAAGTTTGTTTATATGGAATGTAGGTTTGTTCAATACTTCGGGTTTCTTTTTTTGCCACAATCCGTTTATCATCATATAATAATGTTGGTCCGGCTCCGGCAAAATCCTTTCAGTACAGTTTTCATTTTTGCATTTATAATACACTGTTTCGGGTTTATTCAATTCCCATTTTACACCAAAGTTTTCAGAAGGGCCTCCCCATTTTAACCTTTGTATAGTTCCGCAATGAGGGCACGGTACATAATAATATCTTTGATCTCCATCCTCAAAAACCACCCATATAATTGA